TCGATGGTCTGGGTGCGAACGCGCACGTATGACGAGGTGGGCGGCTCGAAGAAGCTCGTCGCGACCACGGGGTCCACGACCTCGTCCGAGATTGAGAAGGCGTACCTGAACGGCTCCCAGCACGAACCTTTCTACCGCTGCATGGGCTGCAAGGGCCTCGTGCCGCTCCGGTACCGCATGAAGCCCGGAAAGGACGGCGAGGCGGGCGAATACCTGATGCGGTTCGGGGAAGAGGGCGTCCGCAGGAGCGAGTACCGCACATCCACGGGCACTTGGGATTTCGACCGCATCTCGCCGACGATCAGGCACGTATGCCCCCACTGCGGGCACGCCCATTACGACAAGCCAAGGGTCAGGCGCCACATGATTGAGACGCTGGAGTTCATCCCGCAAAACCCGGACGCCCCACGCAGCGACCGCTCGATGACCTGGCCGGCCTTCATCGCGCGCTGGGTGAGCTTCCGGTCGGTCGTCGAGGCCGGCTTGAAGGCGTATGACTCCATGAAGCACGGGGACATGCAGCCGCTTATGAAGTTCGTGACCGAGTGGCTTGGCGAGAGCTATGACGACACCCTCTCCGACTGGAAGGAGCGCAAGGACATCGACAAGGCGAAGTCCAGGAAATACTCGCTCGGTCCCGTCGCGTCCCGCGGGCGCAGGTTCATGGGCTGCGACCGGCAGGCGAAGGACGGCGACCACTACTGGTGGGAGGTGCGCGAGGTCCGCGCCGATGGCGAGATACGCCTCGTCAACTTCGGAAAGCTGGACCCCGGCCCCGAGCTGGAGGAACGCCTGGAGCAGATCCGCGTCGAGTATGGGGTGGAACCGCCCGACCTTCTGGTGGACTCCGGCTACAAGGCCACCGAGACGTACAAGGCGTGCGCCCGGTACGGCTGGACGCCGATGAAGGGCGTGCCGCAGGGATTCTTCCTCGGCGTCGATGAAGCTGGGGCGCAGGTGCGCAAAATCGTACAGGCAACCTTCCCGCAGGAGTATGCCCGTATTGCCGGCGAGCGGCGCCCCCTTGTCCTTTGGTGCAACGATCCGCACAAAGATGCGCTCGCCTACCTCCTCGACGGCAATGGGAAATGGACCGTGCCGGCGGACGTGCCTTTCGTCTATGTCGCCCACCAGGTCGCCGAGGAGCGCGTGCAGAAGATGCGAGGCGGCCGCCTCGTGTGGGTGTGGAGGAAGGTACGCGACAAGGAGGACGACCACCTGCGCGACTGCTCGCTTATGATTCTTGCTGCCGTGATGGACTATGGGTTGCTGGCCGTATCCGCTTCGGACTTGCCCGAGGCGGCTCAGACCGAGAGCGGCATCGAGGACATGAAGACCGGGCTGGAGTAGGGGCGCTATCCCCGGGACCCCCAAGGGTAGAAACATGGCGACCGGAATCTATCTCAAGTGCTCCGAGCAGTGGCTGCTCGAATATCGCGATGAAATCCTTGCGAACATCCGCAAGGCCGCGAATGGTCGTATCTCGTCCATCGGCGGCGGCTCGAAGAACCACTCGAAGCTGCTTCTCTCGATTGAGGAATTGCGCAACGAGCTGGAGGAAGTGAACGCCGCGCTGACAGCCCTCGATCCCACCACGTACCCGCCCGACAGCGCCGGCGGCCTCCTCACTGTCGAGTTCGCATGAAAATCCTTTCCCGACTCCGTCTGTTGGCGTCCTCGTTCGCCTCCTCGCTGACGCCCACGGCGCTCGACGGGGAGCAGCCGGGCGACAACTATTCCGTCCGCTCGGTCAACTACACCGTTGAAGACGCTGGAAGCCCGTGGGGCCAGTCCGACTACGACCGCAGAGAGACGATGCGCGTGGCCCGGTACCTCTACGACTACGACGGGCTGACCGGCGGGGCCATCGACATGATCGTGCGCCTCGCCTTTCCCGTCATGCCGCGGTGGGATACCGGCGACATGGACACCGACGAGGCGCTTCGTGAATACTTCGAGACCTGGGCGCAGCGGGCCGACTTCACGGGCCGCGAGAGCTGGTGGAAGCAACAGGCGACGACCACAGCCCGCGCCATGGTCGATGGAGACATCGGCGTGTGGGTCCGCAAGGACCAGGCCGGACGCCCGACCTGCCAGCTCATCGAGGCGCACCGTATCCATTCCGACGACGTGTACAGGCAAAGCGGTTGGTTCGACGGCGTGCACGTCAATGGTGACGGCGCCCCGACCGACTACCGCGTGACACCCTTCGGCCCGACGACCATGCAGCGCATGAACGTCTCGGCGAAGTACATGCGGCTCATGCGCTTCGGCAATCGGCCCACGGCCTACCGCGGGGTCTCGCTCCTGCGCCGCCCGGCGGCCACGGTCCGCGACCGCAAGGACATCCTGCACTACCAGAAGGGCAAGATGAAGCTGAATAGCTGGATGCCCTTCTTCATGCAGCGGCTCGGCGGCGCGAAGAACCAAAGCGTCTTCCAGACCCCCGGGGCCCCGAAGGACACGCAGCCAAGCGACATCGCCGAGATTTCGGCGACGCTGCGCCGCGGCCAGATTCCCGTGCTCGACAAGCGGTTCGAGGAAGACCTGAAACCTTGGAACACGTCCGGGCAGGACGCCAACTCGATCCCATTCATGGACGGCCTCGCCCGTGAGATTTCTACCGGGCTCGGCGTCGTCACCGAGTTCGTATGGAATCCGTCGATGCTCGCGAACGGCACGACGCAGCGGACCGTCATCGACCTCATGTCCAAGCGGTTCCGTGAAATCCAGGACGAGTATATCTCCCAGATAGGGAACGACATCGTTCGCCGCGTCATCGCCCATGCCATAACCACCGGTGCGGTCTCCGTCCCCGCCTCCATCCCCTTGGAGAAGGCGCTCATCCCCGCGAGCTGGCAGCGCCCCGCCGAGCTGAATATCGACCGCGGCAAGGCCCAGCAGGACCGCGACGACATCCTCTTCGGCGTCACGTCGATGGACAGCGTATGCTCGACCCGTGCAAGCCACTGGAAGGCCGTCCGCCGGCAGACCGAGCTGGAGACCCGCGACCTGCTCGCCCGCGCCAAGGCTATTTCCGAGGAGTACAACCTCCCGCTCCCGACCTGCATCGACATGCTTTCATTCCGTGGTCCGAACGGCATCGCCGTGACCTACGACGAGATCACGGCGGCGAACGCTTCCATGAACCCAAGCCCCACACCGGAAAACCAATGAACGACACCTTCACGAAGACCGAGGTCCGCAGGATGCTCGCCGAGGCCGCCTCCACGTGGCAGCCGTGGTTCATACTTGAGGAAGCATACGCCCCCCATCTCGCAGCCCGTCTTGGCGCCGTCACGGACGGCGGCGAGGGCGCGGACAAGGAGTCCGTCTCCATGCTCGTCCACCCGGACGGCACGGGCGTCCTGTCCATTCGCGGCGTCCTCACGCCGGTAAAGTACGGCAAGGCGTCCTACGAGGACATCGCTATCCTCGCCGACAAGCTGCGAATGGACGACAACGTGAAGGGCGTCGTGCTCGACATCGACTCGCCCGGGGGCATGGTCGCCGGCGTCGGCCAGGCATCACAGGCAATCGAGGCCCTTTCCGCAGTGAAGCCCGTCGTGGCCTACACGCAGGGTGTGATGGCCTCCGCCGCCTACTGGCTCGGCGCAAACGCCCACGCCATCGTCGCCGGCCCCGCGTCCATGACCGGGAGCGTAGGCGTCGTGATGCAGCACTTCGACCTCTCGGGTCTGCTCGGCAAGTTCGGCATCGCCGCCAAGGTCTTCACGAACAAGCAAGCAGACCTGAAGGGCATGGGCTCCTTCGGGGTCCCGTTGTCCGAGAAGCAAGAGGCGTACCTCCAGGACATGGTGGACGGCCTCGGCCAGCAGTTCCTCGCCCATATCGGCGCGAAGCGTCCCCAGATTCCTGCCTCGGCGCTCCGAGGCCAGGTCCTCCTCGCCGACAAGGCCCTTTCCGCCGGCATCGTCGATTCCATCGGTTCCTTTATGTCTGCCGTGCGACTTGCCGGCGGCAAATGACTCCTGCGCTATCCCCGCACCACCTCTAATTAGAAAGACACTACCATGGCTGATCCCACTCTCATTGCCGCCACCGACCTCACATGGGGCATCACCGCCGAGACCGGCGCTATCGTTGACAAGTACGACGAATCCACCCGTGCCACCAAGAAGGAGGTCAAGAATGAACAGGGCGTCACCTGCGCCCTCGCCATCTACGACCATCGCGCCGAAGTTTCCATCTCCGGCTACGCCAAGGGCGCCACTGGCATCATGGCCGCCACCCTCGGCGCTGCGCTCACGGTCGCCAACCTCACCTCGAAGTTCGGCGTCACCGCCGGCACCGTCATCGTCGATGAAGCCACGTTGTCCAAGGGCAACGAAGACTTCATGCGCGTTGACATCAAGGGCACCCGCTACCCGCTCATCACGCTCGGCGCCTGATTTCCGTCGGCATAGCAGACCCCCTCCGCCTCTCCATGGAAGCGTATTAGAGGGGGTGTTTTTCCCACATGAATACCTCGACATCCTCCTCGTCCGTACATACGTCGGACATCAACCTCGCCGCCGCGCTTATCACGCTCGGCGTCCCCACGACCGAACCGTGCGCCATGATACTCGCGGACCGAGATGGCGTCCCGCGTGTCGAGTTCTTCTTCCGGCCGTCGGCCCGTGACGGCACGAGCACCGAATCCCTTGTCCGGGCATGGGACGGGAAAGGGCCCGCGATTCAGTGCGAGGACCTGCTTGCATGGATCAAGGCGTTCGCCGCGAACAAGCGCAAGCTGGTCCAATTCATCAAGACCGGGCGCCCGCTCACCCTCGTAGAACGAGAAGGACGCAACGCCCTCGTCGAGTACGGCAGCCCGCTTCACCGTAAGCTGGCCTCCAAGACAATCGCGGAGCTTAAACCCATCCCTTCCAATGCCCTCGATTAACTCCCTCGCGCAGAACGCCATCGCCGCCGCGCTGGAGGCCGCCCGGGTCGCCGCGGTCGCCGTACCCGGCCATCCGGCCCTCCTCGACCTGATCGAGTGCCGGGCCGCTGACAGCGAATCCGAAGTCACGAGCTGCCTCATCGTCGTCCGGGTCTCGAAGGCCCCGCAGCGAATCACCGGAGTCGCCAACCTCTTCAATGTCCACGCGGACGTGGGGCTGCGAGTCCCAGATGCGGATGTCTCCCTCGCCGACTTCGACGCGGCCTGGGCATGGGCCGTTTCCGTGATGTTCGGGACCGGATTCTGCGCGGCCTGCACCACGACCAACTTCAAGCCGTATTCGATAAACGGCGACCAGTCCGACAACGATGCGGACATCATCGACGGTATGCGTATTCGTGCCATGACCCTCATCGTCCCGGCTCTCCAGGTTTAACCCAAACCCAAACCCAAACCCAAACACCAGATGAATGAAACGACAGAACCCAAGCCTGCATTGACTGCGGAGGAGCGGCACGCCGCCTCTGTGGAAAGCCTCATGTTCAATGACAAGACCGTCTGCGGCGTGACCTTTCGCCGCCCGTCCCTCGCCACCACGGCATACATGGGCATCGGCGGGTACGTCCTGCTTTCCGACCCAGGCAGAATCACCGTGGATACCATGGCCTTTGAAATGGCCGGATACGTCTTCGTCCACGCCGCTCCGCTCCCCGAGGTGAAGGCCGCGGCAGCCGCCGGGCGACAGGCCCTCCGCGACGCCGCACTCGACTTCTCCGACCGCTTCACGCTGGAGCAGTCGATGGAGATTCTTGACTATATCAAGAGTGAGCTCTCCCTCGGCGCGTCCCAGCGTGTCCACGTCGTCAGCGATACACCCGCCCCGCCCCCGGAGGCCCCCGGAAAAAACGCGCCTACCCAGCATGGGAAGCGTCGCTAATGTTCATCCTCATGGAGCGCATGACCCGCGAGGAGGCGATGAACCTCCCACTGGCCGTCGCCTACCAGATTGAACATTGCGCGCTCGTCCACGCTGGAAAGAAATGCGCCTTCGACATCGACGCCGGCGGGGAATTGGAAGACTTGTTCTCCGCGCTCGGGGAGGCGCTATCCTCCAACTCGGTAAAGTAGAATGGCTGTTCCTCTCATACTCGGCGCCACCGCCCGACACTTCGGGTGGTCCGGCGCCATGCGCACACTCCTGCGGAAGTCCTCCGACGAGGAACGCGCCGAGCTGGAGGCCCGTCGCATCCTCGCGATGGGGGAGTATGAGATTCGTCGCTCCGCACACCGTGCCGCGGAGTCCATGCGAATCACCTACGACGCCCCCGGCATGTCCAAGGTATTCGCCGACTACGTCCGGCTGTCAAAGCTGTCCGTGGCCCAGGTCCTCATAAAGAAGGGCCGCGACCTCTCGGTGCAGCTATACCGGCAGTTCCGAGTGTACACCCCTACTCGCGAGCGTATCCTCGCGGAGTGCATTGCCTCTCTACAGGCCGGCAGGGGGTTGAAGATTCGCGAGCGCGCGTGGGGCTCGCCCCGTATCGTCGCCTACACCAAGTCGGGGCGCGTGAACCAGCGTCAGACGGTTATCCAATCTGAAATCCGTGAACGGCAAATCCACCGGTTCGCGACCTCGGCTACCTGGCTCTTCAACCGCTGGAGGCCGAGCCCCACCGAGACCGGGCGTAAACTCATGCCCAACAACAAGGTGCAGGGGGGCAAGGGCAACACGATGTCTGTCATCGTGTACCGCCTCGACGGCCCCAGCCCGTTCATCGAGTTCCGCAACTCCACCCCCGGCGTCGTGGAGCAGGAGAACCGCCACCAACTGATACAGAAGGCCCTCACGCAGGTCGTTGGAGACATGCTTATCTACATCGCGGCCCAGCACCGCAAGAACGCCGACTACTTCAACCGCCGCAACGCCCCGACCGAGAGGTTCGTCGGGCAGCGTGCGCTCTACAACCTCGTCCACCGGTAAGCGATGCCTACGGCGACAGTCCATCTCAACTTTGAGCAGGCGCAGTTCCTCGCCGGCGTAAACGCCGCGCAGGCCCGTATCGCGCGGTTCGGCAGCGCCGTGCGCGGCATGGCGCTCTTCGTCGCCGGCGGGCTCGCCACGCGCCTCGGAACGCAGGCCTCAGTAGGTCTCTTTCGCGAGACCACCGCCGCCGCCGGCCGCGTCGAGTCCATGACCGCCGCGATGAGCGTCTTCACTGGAAGTCTCCAGACGGCCCGCGACCTCACCTTCGAGCTTGTGAAGGCCGGCGCCGCGTCGCCCTTCGGCTCCGAGCAATACTCAAAGGCCGGCAAGGCCCTCCTCGGCTTCGGCCTCTCGATTGACAAGGTGCGTGAAGTCCTCCCGATGCTCTCGGATGTCGCGGCCGCGGTCGAGGCGAACCTCGACGAGCTGGCCATTGTGTTCGGCAAGAACGCCGCGCAGGGCCGCCTGTACACCCGCGACGTAAACGAGTTCGCCACCCGAGGCATCCGCATCTGGCAGGCCCTTGCCGATGAAATCGGAGTCCCCATGGACCAGGTACGCAAGGCCGTCGAGCAAGGCCGTGCCGGTACGAAGGAGATGATAGGGGCCTTCCAGCGCATGACCGGCGAGGGCGGCGCGTACCGCGGAATGACCGATCAGTTCCGCAGGACCTTCGAGGGCTCCATCAAGAAGTTGGAAGGCGCATGGTTCCTCTTCACTTCCCGCATCGGCGAGCCGTTCAACCGTGCGTTGAAACCCCTCTTCGAGGACATCGTCAAGCTGCTGGAGTATGCCAGCCCCATTGCCACGCGCATCGGGGAATCGTTCGCTGGTGTCGTCCGGTTCGTCCGGCTCGCCTTCAAGGATTGGGAATCGTTTGTCGGTGTAAGCCGCAAGATAGGGGATGCTGCCGCCGTAAGTATCGCCCAGTTCCTCTTAAAGTTCGCCAATGGCGCGCGGGAAGTCACTGGACGAATCGTCACCGCAATCGGGAACGCCTTCACTGGCGCCGGCGACATCCCCTTCTTCGAGAAATTGAAGCTCGGGTGGTTAGCGTTCAAAGGAACAGTATTCCCCATGATTGCTGACGGTCTCGCTAATTTCGCAGCCGCCTTGGAATCCGTCATCATTGGTGCGATAAACCGTCTCATTATTGGGCTCGCGGATGCGCTCGATTCATCCAATATCCCAGGGTCCGATGCGTTGGCCGATCTTATCGCGCCCAAGGAAAAGGCAGGGTTTATTTCCCCGGCCGGCAGTTTCTTCGCTGAAGACGACCCGAGAATGGCCAAATACAAGCGGCTCAACGACCGGCTCCGCAGCGGTGAGCTAGAAAGTTACTTCTGGCCCGAAGCAAGTAAGGAGTTCAAGGCGTCTGGCCGGCAAGGCGGTATGGGTCTCGCGGGGCAGCACGCGGAGATCGCGCGCATCGTCGGGCGTAAGATAGCGGAGGAGTTCAAGAAGAACGCCACCCCCGAGGAATGGGCGACTTTTGGTGCTGACATCACCCGCCTTGCGCAAGAACGCGCCATGAAGAAGGACTTCTTCACTGGTACTTCCCAGCTATTCATGCCGGGCGAGGCATCCCCGTTCCTCGCCGGAATGACATATGCTCCAGGCGCCAGGCGAAGCATCTTCCAACCAGACGCGGAAGCCACCCGCAAAAGCGTCAAGACCTCGCTGACCGAGCTGCTTGGGATTACTGCTTCCGACATAAAGAAGGACTCCGAAGAAGCGGGGCGTATCGCGCTGCGCATGAAGCAGGCAGCGGAAATGGGGCTCCCCAAGGACGCGGATTTCATCAAGTCTCTTCGTGATGGATTCATCGAGGCGTTCGAGTCCCCAACAATCGTGGACACCATCGCGAATACCATGCGCGAAGGGGCTCTGGAGGCGTTTCTCGACGCAGCATGGAAGAATCGTATCTTAGGGGATGAGGCTCGCCTCTCACTACAAGGCACGGGTATCAATAAACCTCTCGACGACGCGACGCGCGGGTTTAATGATTTCAGTAAGAACGCCAACGCAGCTGTCGATCGCTTCGCCGGGATCGTATCCCCCACGTACCGGTCCACCCTTTCCCCGGAAAAACAGGAGTCCATCCTGCGCGAGATAGACGAGGGCATGATAGAATCCCTTAAAGCGAGGCTTGAGTCCATCCAATACGCGGAACAGAAGCAGAGGCTTCTCGACATCATCAACGGCAAGTCCGAGGGCAAAAGTACCGCGCGTATCGCCACCATTGTCTCCGACAGCTTTTCCCGCATCGGGGCCGGGGGGCTCGCCGCCCGCACGACTCCGTCTGTCATTGAAGTTGCGGTCAAGGAGACTTCCGAAAGTGCCAAGGAGATTGCGCGCATCCAACTCCGCCTGCTCGAAATCGCCGAGGAGCAGGCATTGCGAGCTATGAAACAGCCCATGCCGGAATCCTTCACCGCCAGCCCATAACCCACCCACATGAGTACCCAACCTGTCCACAGGGGGTCGCTGACCACCACGTATGGAGCGACCTGCTATGTCAAGAACCCAGGCGGTTCGTTCGACGTCGACCAGAATGGCGTCCAGCGCCTTGTCGAGCGGTTCACCGTCCGCAACGATGCTGCGAATCCGCACGCCAACACGACCCGGTTCTGCGCGAATCTGGTAGGTAAGGATCATCCCTGGTATGGCAAGACCCTCGGGTTCGTCAAAGCCACGAGTACCTACGGAGACGCGGACCTCGATGAAGTCTCCGTAGAATGGTCCGGTGCCGCATATGACGAGGGTTCCGGCGGAGGCGATGGAGAGACCGGGTATGTATCCGAGACGTTCAGCCTTCGGCGTAGTGTCCAGAACGCCCCTGTCGAGACTCACCCGAGGATTGCGCCGTATTTCGAAGACGAGCACTTCCGCAGATACGCCGAGCGCCTCCCATTCAGCGGTAACGACAACGACCGCATCGAGCTGAATACCCTCCGGACCCTCGTAATCGACGAGAGTGGCGTAGACCACCCTACGGACGCTGCGGACAACATCGACCTGATTCGCGAATCTGGCATGACGGACTACCTCCAGCCGACCGTGGAGTTTTCGCGCACCCGGACATACAACCGGCACAACTTCCGTTCAAAGCTCCCAGGCTCGGTTGGATTCATCACGCCTGCCGCCAAGATGCCGAGCCGGGCGCCTGAGATGTCGAAGGACGACGCCAAGCGCACATGGCTTTATCTCGGGGCCACCGAGGACTTGGAAGGCAATGCCCTCAAAATCACTGACACCTGGGTTCTTTCGGGCCCCAGTGGTCACTGCAAGTTCTTCTACGAATTGAACAACACCTCTACGAAAGTGGATTTCACCAATGAGTGACGCGCAACAGGGACTTCCAAGGTACACCGGTACCGGAGCGTTCGGGAAGGTGGCCGATGCTCTCAACCTCCATTCCGGTTGCATCGAAGACCTCGACGCCACCGGCATGGTCAGCAACGCCCGATACAGCGGGCGCAGCGGGTCTGTCACTGCAAGGCCTCGCGCCCCCCGGTCTGGTAGCGCGAACCATGCCGGCGACTTCAAGCGGTTCGCCATGCGCATCGCGAAGGACATCGACGGAGAGGTGAAGCTCTTCATCGGCAAGGGCGGAGTGCAGGTAGAGACTTCCGAGGCGACCACACGCATCGCAATCGAGGAGACGAAGAAGGCGCTGATTGAGGATGGCATCGTGTATATCGACTATACCAAGGGCGCGGCTACGTTGGAGTACGGCACGGAGATTTCGCCCGAGGCGGAGCACTATTATGTCCGTATTGGAAAGACCTCCAAGAACCCAGACGTACCGGCAGAATGGAAGCTCCCCGAGCAATGGTTGACAACGGACGCGTACCTCATGTTGCAAGGCGACTCACGGGTTGACGACATCATCACCGTTCTTCCGCCCGACCCGGTTGTCACGCGTGACGACGGTACCACTGAGACCAAGCCCGACGGAACGCCTGTGCGCTCATTCGCAGACGACTACTCGTTTCGATGCCGCGTAGCCAAGGACGGAACTACGTGGAAGATACATGTGTCCGATGGCATCGTTCATGGGCGCGGGCTACATGTTAACTATGAATTTAGTGCCGTTTCTATCTCGGCCACGGTTGTGGATGCGCCAACGTCTAGCAAAGACCTATTCCTCGTAGTGACAAAGACGGTCGCGGGTTCCGAGATTACGACATCTGCGGAATTTGTGCTGGATACTGTGGCGAACACCTATGGTATCGAGTTTGTAACGAGGTATGAGGAGGCCACGATTGATGCGGCTGGCCCCATCACTACCACAAGCACAGCGAATGTAATCACCTCGGTTTCTGAGACGCACCTCACGACGGATGCGGTAACGCAGGTTTTTCCAGAAAAACGTAATTCTTTCGTCTATACGTTAAGTCTATCGACTACCTCTGCACCTGCGGTTATATCGAGCATCACAAGTGAGACCGTCTATCCTCTATCCGGCTTTGTGATGAACACCGCGGCCACAGCGAAGCGCGTATTCCGTCTCGCATCTGTGACCATTACCGATGGAGTACCGTCGCTCGTTCAACGACAGTTCGGTGACATCAGCGCCGATTTCGATTCAAGGATTGAGGCATGACCGCTCAACACGTCTGCATCTGCTATAGTGGCGACTACGACCTCGCCCGTGCCACGGCGAGGCCCGGCGACATCTTTCTGTTCGACGCCAACAGCGGCCCGGTGCCGGACGCGCCGGACGTGTGGCCGACGACATTCCGCCGGCCTGGCAATATCGTCGGGCGCGAGTGCATCTCCGCCTTGTGGAGTACATATCTTGATATACTCGACTACACTGGTGCGGACACTCTTTTCAGCCGCCCGGCGGATACGCGTATCCTCCGACCCGAGCTATACAAGCACACGCCCGGCCACCACTTGGTAGGCGTCTCCCGCGATGAAACCCCCTCGTGGCGCCAATGGGGTTGCGGCCAGCACCTCACACGCCTGGGCATCAAGATAGCCCTCGGTCGGCTGCCGAATATGGACTTGCCGGATTGTGGCACACCCGGACTTGAGCATGAAGACCTCGCCCTATCGTGGGTCTTGCGTGATGTCGCCTTGGGCCTCGCGAGCTTCCGAGAGTGCTTCTATATGCGCGGACAGCGACCGACGCCGCACACGGCATTTATCAACTTCGATAACTTCGACCCGATGCGCAGGCCAAGGCGTGAAAGGCATCCGGTGGTTCTCGATGCCGCGCTCAACTATCACCCCGCTATCCCCGGTCCCCATAATGTGTAGAACAACTACTAATTCCCACCAAGTACCATGAACCTCCAAGAAATCGTTGCGAAGATATCCTCATTTGAAGGCACCATCTCCGCTCTCTCCGCAAAGGTCGAAGCCCTCGAAGCTGCGAAGGCCGAGGCCGCCGACCTTTCTTCCCGGCTCGCCGCCTCCGAGGACACTGTGGCCAAGCTCACCGCCTCCCTCGAAGCCGCGAAGGCCGAGACCGGCAAGCTCACCGCCTCCCTCGAAGCCGCGAAGGCCGAGACCACCGCCTCTATCCAGGGTTTCAGCAAGACCCTGCTCGCCCTCCAGCCCAGCGGCGACTCCGCCAAGCCCGAGGCCGGCGATAAGTCTCCCGACGCCGCAGCCGGCGACGCGACCGATGTCCCTGTGCCTTTCGGCAAGGCTGTCGCCGACCACATCCTCTCCCTCCGCAAGTAACTCAAACACACCGCGATTATGCCCGCAACTCCCACCTCCGGCTACACTCTGGCCGATGTCATCAAGCTCAATTTCGGCAAGAACGAGGCTCTCGTCAATGAAGTCATCGTGCTCGCCCCGGAGCTTTCCCGCATCCCCACGCGGGTTATCCAAGGGACCTCGGTTGAGGTCTCCGTCGTGACCAGCGCCCCCGAGGCGTCGTTCCGTCTGCTCAATCAAGGCGTCGCCCCCTCCAAGGCCGGCTTCGAGACCCGTGAGTTCCCGACGGCAATCCTCGAACACCGCCTCGTCATCGACGAGCGCCAGTTCGACGCCGCCGAGGACAAGGCCCTCTTCATGGAAACGCACTACGTCCTCGCGATGCAGGCGCTCTACAAGAAGATTGCCTCCCAGTGCTACTACGGCGCTCCCACGGGCACCACGGCTGGCTTCCCCGGCCTCATCCAGCAGGCTGTCTCCGCCTCCACGCACGTCGTCGATGCCGGTGGTTCCACCGCCAAGACCTCCGCTTGGATGATTCAGGGCGGACGCGGTTCACTGGAAATCGTCTTCGGCGCCGGCCAGCGCATTGTGCGCGCCAAGGAGCGCATCGAGACGGCCTATGACGCGGACGGCAATGCGTTCAGCGCCATCATCGGCGGCCTCTCCTGCCGCGTCGGTCTTGTCCTCAACAACAAGAACCGCGCCATCCGCATCAAGAACATCGGCACGGATTCCGGCAAGGGCCTCACCGAGACCCTGCTCTGGAGCGCGTACCGCAAGGCCCAGGAGGTCGAGATGTTCCCCACCGATATCCTCCTCAACAGCCGCTCCGACGAACAGCTCCGCGTGGCCATGGGCACGAACCCCGTCACGGGCCGTCCCTTCCCCCCGATGGACGCGTTCCAGCGCATCCCGCTGACCGTCACCGGTTCCATCACCAACTCCGAAGCCTGATCCTCCATGCACACGAACAACCACGACCTCTCTCTGGTCAAGTCCAAGGCCCTTCCCGACGGCGCCACCACGGCCACCTCCGATGCCATCGACATCGGCGTGAATTGCCGCCCGGTCCCCGTCCTGCTCTACTGCCCCGCGCTGGCTCTTACGGCCCTGCCGGACACGAAGACGATTACCTACGAGATTGAAGCCTCCAAGGTGAGCACCTTCGCAACGAAGATGGTCGTCGGCAGCGTCGTCCAGACGGGTGCCACGGGTACCGACCCGTGCCTCGCAGTGAGCATCGACGCCGCGGTGCCCGCGGACTACCGCTACGTCCGCTTCACCGCGACGGGCGTCGCCACGGTCGCCGCCTCTGGCAGCTCCGCCATCCTCGGCGTCTCCGTCCCCGGCTGATAGCCGCACGAGCATAGAATCAAAACCGAGACCGCCGGGGCGCTATCCCCGGCGGTCTCTTTGTAGAATGGCGAGCATCTACGAGGACGAGTTGAACGAGTGGTGGGAGGAAATGTATCCTGCCTCTCCTGCGTCCGTCGTCCTCGGTCTTGGAGGCTCCGCCATCCCCGCCGTGATGGGGGACGCGACCGTGATGGAATTGCCTGTCGAGGGCGGCGTCGAGACCGTCGTTACGGGGGTTGTCTTCGTCCGGGTGAAAGACGTTCAGTCCGAGCCCAAGCGCAAGACTGAAATCAGGGTCGATGGACGCCCCGGTCGCGTGGTGAGCTGCGTCACCGAGGCCAACGACCCCATCTACAAAATCTTCTACGAAAGACGTTTCTGATACATGGACACCGCGCTCATACTCCGCGTCAACCTCTCCCGCGAAAACACCGAGGCACTTGTCACGTCCTCCGGGTACGCCCTCACCAAGCGTATCGCGATGGTGCGTGGAGACACCTTCCCGGTGAAAGTCTTCTTCTACGAGGATGTCGGCGGCGTCCAGACGAATGTGGACCCTGGCACCGGCTACACCGTGAGCCTCGGCATCAAGACCACCGCGTCTCTTTCCGAGGCCGGCGGCGGCGACATGCTTTTCTACGCAACTGGGCTCACCAGGCAGACCTCCGGCAGCCCTGCCGATACCTTCTGGTACGAAGGCACGCTCTCCGTCACCGGCGCCGCGGTGGACACTGCACTCTCGGGCGTCGCGAGCGTTGCGTGCACCCTCGATGTCCAGCTCGACTCGACCGGGTCGGCGCTCACCAAGGCCAGATATACCAACCTTACCCTTGAACAAGAGGCGTACGAGGCTCCGGTCCTCGCCACCGGGACGCTCGTGACGAATGGCGCGACTCCGCTCACCACGTCTGAAATCGACACGGGCACGACGCTCCCATATCGGCTCACCGTGGCGTGCCCGGCGACCACGGGGCCCGACGACTTCCTCCTCTATGTAGCCTGCGCGGACACGACCGGACAGGCCGTCGGACTCCTCCCTTCCGGCTCGCCCACCGCGACGCAGTTCGTCGCGACCCTCGGGTACTCCTCGGGGGCCGCGGTAAAGACCTTCTCGTGCGTCCTTACGCACCGCTTCCTCGCCTTGCAGGTTCGTGAGTGCGTCACGACGGGCGACACCTTCACCTATACCGTCACCCGCCTGTGAAGACCACTCTCGTCATCGACACCACCAAGGCGTTTACGGCCTCGGTCTCGACCATCCCCCAGTTCGAGCTGGGCGAGCAGCATACGCTGCGCATCGAGGCCACGGGCCTCGACACGGGCTGCAAGCTCGGTCTCGCTGCGTACACGCTCGCAGGCGACCCGCTCTTCGCCGTCCATGACATGGCTTGGGAGACGGGTTTCGCCGAGGCCAGCTTCGGCACCTCCACGGTGCAGGCGGTCGCGGCGCTCGGCGAGCGCCAACGCATGGAGATCATCGTCGGCGTGGACGAGTACGCCGGCACGGCTCCGAACCAGACGCGCAAGACCATCGCGCAATTCAAGACCGTCCTCTACCGCGACAGCTACGCCGGCTCGGAGAACCCCGAGACCATCGAGCAGGCGGTCGCCGCAGTAGCCACCGCAACGGCGCAGGCCGTCATCGCCACGACGCAGGCCAACCTCGCAATCGCGGCCGAGGCCGCCGTTGAGGGGATGCTCGGCGAGGCGACGACCTTCGACGAGCGCCTTGACACCGAGACCGCAGCCCGCATCGCAGGCGACGAACAGCTCTACGACACCATAAGCCTTCT